GGTCCCGATTTTCAAGCGCTCCGTGGGGGTTACCTGACGTATGAGGGACGGATGGTGGCTCGTCTCCAAGACACGAGTGATCCGAACCGACCCGACATCAGTTCGTTCTCTACTTGCCTCGCTGTCTTTCTTTTCGTCCAGACCGACATCCGCGGCATCAACCGAATCCTCCAACTCATCAGGTCCATCCTTGGCCTGTTCAACCGGAAGTATCCGGCGCGACTCTTCAACCGTGTCGTGAATGTTCAAGCGACCTACGGGTACGACGGGGCGACAATCTTCGCGTTCAACAAGGGATTCTTCCGAGCATTCAAACTCAAAAAGGAAGACCCGGAAGACAACATCAACTCGCCCTACAACGCCGTGAACCTGACGTGGCAGATGGCGCCAATCCCCGGAGCGCCGTTCCCCGACACCCCCCTCGTTCCTCCTGCGGGATTCCTCGTCGAGTTCTCGACGCTCGAGCAGCCGATCAAAATCGTAGCCGAGCGTGTCATCGAGGGATCGGCGCAGAGCATGGATCTCAACAATCAGCCCGCGAAGGTCGAAGTGGTCGACTGTGTGGATGAAAACGGCGAGCCCATCCTCATCCGAGGTGGGATACAGCAGCTCGATCTGCGAGGTGCCGTGAACTGGAACGATGCCGTTGGCGCCCTCGGTGAACTGAAGACGGATGCCGTGCGGGCCTACGGGATAAAGAACCTCAACGATCAGTCTCCGATTGCCCTCGACCTCCTCCAGGAAGGTGACAAGTTCTTCCTCCAGAAGACGTTCTACGTGCCTTTCGCCCAGAACCTCTTCTTCCCCGGCAAGGGGTACGGAGCGACCTTCCTATTCGAGGACATGCCGTTCGCGGCCGACTTCGATCTGACCACGGGAGTCTTCGGATTCAATCGGGGAAAGATCACGCGCAAAAACGATAATCAGCAGCCGGAGCAGTTCTTCGTCCGCGTCCGGGCTGTGAGTAAGACGGTCAAGAGCGCCACGGATTACCAGTTCGTCGTCGACGATACGACCTTGCGCGACCGCTGGGGGCCAACGCTCACGATGAAGAACCCAAAGGTGGTGAGTCTCGATGATGCTGGACCACCCTCGTTCGTGACCCCGATCCTTTTCCCGGACGAGAGCACACAGCTCTATCTGCTTGCGGTGGCCGAGGCGCTTGCCATCATGGCGTTGTCTCGTGCCGATCTCCCAGTCCTCTCTGGGAAAAACGGCCCTCTCAACTTCCCACCCACAGGGTTTGGCGATGTGCTCCCGACGGGAAATTTGCCTCTGTATTGGCAGATGTTCGAGGGGAGCGCCAGGTTGTCCACGGGACTTGAGGACATCGCCAAGTTCATGATGGTCAGGATCACTGGGCGCCGCCAAGTGAAGAAGTTCTTCGAGGAAGCGAACGCGTCCGTCAAGAAGTTCCGTCAAAAACTGTTCATCTCCTGCATCAATTACACGAACCGGCTGCTCACACAGAATCTCCCACCCCTCGCGGCACGACAACTCGCGATCGAGCGCGCCGAGGATCTTCTGAACTTCAGGATTTACCGGTCTACGGCTGATGCGGTTGTGGCGACGATCGACCCGAATTTCGATCTCGGGTCCAATCCGGGAGGGAGCCCTCTTGACCTTCTACAGGGCACGGGCGTCAACTTCGGTATCGGTCCGAACCCCCTTTCGGTTGGGATTGTTAACGGACGGGCAGCCGACCGCATTGCGGTCGTCACACGCAATCGCCTTGAGCTTCCTCGCTCGCCGCACTTTTTCTTCGCGCAGCAGGGGACCTCGGGAAACGGTCGCGGATCGGTTGACATGGCTCCGGTTGTCTACGCCAGGTCCGGTTCTCGCTTGCGCGACATCGAGTTCTTCCGCAACCTCGTCCCTGACAGTGTCTACGAGGGAGCAGCCTTCGTTCTCCAAGTCGCAGCAGGACCCCAGATGCGGCCACAGGAGCGAGGATGGATTGCCTTCCGCTTGTTTCCTCAAGGCATCCCGTCGATCGACCGCTTTTTCGACCAGATCCTCGCGCTACTCAGGGCCATCCAAGCGGCGGTCGAGAGCATTGCTGAGACCATCGTTCGGTACATCGAATTCCTCCAAGCGCGTCTCCGCGAACTTCAGGCATTTCTCAACCGGCTCAACGCTCTCATCCAAAGCCTGCTCAACTTCTTCTTCGCTATCGTCCCGGCCGCCGGCCTCATAGTCGTGGCGCCAGGTACTGACGGTGTGACGAGTGCCCTCATCGGTTCGCAGAACAAGCCCATCCCCCCCGCCAACTCGGAGCAGGACTCCTACGGAGGCGGTGTGGTGTTGCTCGCAGGCGGTATCCCCAACTTGGCCATCGACGTGTTCGCAGCCCTCTTCAAGGGAGACACCTGATGCCTTTCAACTTCCTGGGGACGATGAGGCAGTGCCAGTGGAAGGCGTTCCGAGACTGGACACTGAACGAGCGCAAGGCCGTGGCTCCGCGGCTACGTGTCCTCGATGCAGAACTCAGGCGTCTTGGCCGCATCACGGTCTTCTACAAGCGTCAGGTCACCGTCGTGCAGACCCGGGACGGGGCTGAGCGGGAGATCGAGAACGTGACCGAGGAGCGTGATGCGTTCATTGTGGCGCCCGGCTCCACCCTTGAGAAGCTCGTGCAAGCGTATATCGCTCAAGGTGGGAACCCCATGTCGATTTCCCTGTGGTTGCAACCCGACGACATCCAGTTCACCACCGACGAGGACCCAACCCAAGACCCGGACGACGATCCCAACGAGGCGTTCACACGGCAGGGCGCACAATCGACCCCCTACGACCAACCCGGAGGAGGTGTTGCAGCTACGCAGAGTACGGACTCCTATGGACCGGGAGGCCAGTATCCTGGCGGTCTCTCCAACCTGATCCGAGATCCAACCAAGATGGCCGGTCGGTACTTCGACCAAGGATCAGCGGGATCCAAAATTGCCATCCGACTCGATTTCGGTCGGAGGTGGGTGGCGCAGAACCTTGGCGAACTGACGAGGCTCGAGAACCGTATCATGAAGATCATGGACCTCCGCGAGCAGCTCATGAATGAGCGAGACACACTGATCCAGCAGGCGGTGGGCGGTTCTGTTGCCGACTTCCCGGAACCGCCAGACTCGAACCGATACGCACGCAACCTTTCGCTGCCGACCATCGTGGAGCAGATGGATCGCACTTTTTACGAACTCGACGAGAACGGAGAGCCTGATTTCACGACCGTGAATCTCGGAACCAACCGCGGAGATGGCCAAGTTGACCCGTCTGGCATTGCCCTCTACGACACCTTGTTTGCCGATCCCCCTGGGACGGACCCCTTCGCTTAGGCTGATTTGCCTATAGCGACGCCCCCGGTAGACCCATGAGCTTCGACTTCCAACTGGGCCATGCGTGCCCTCACCTGACCATCGAGGAGGAGGTCGTCCTTGGGCGCGACCGTCAGGAGCTCAGGACGCGTCAGCCTGTGGCCTCATCGAGCCACATCCGCATCACGGCGAACGACGAGGTGTCGATCCCTTCGCAGGGTTTGCTGAGCCGAGCACAACTGTCGGGCGCGGGGAGCGGCCCGTTCAGGATCATCAAGACCGAGAACGACATCACCATCTCCAACCGCACGCAGACTCTCGCAGATTTCGCGCTCCCTGTGGGATCTCGAGTCGAGGCCGGACGTGTCGTTGAGCTGCTCAACTCCGCGTTCCGTTCCCAGAGCATCAACATCACGGCTGCGAACAACGATGGCTTCGTCGTGCTGACGGACCTGCTGGACCAGGGATCAAAATCGCAAGTGCGCGTGTCTGGGGCCGCCGCCCCTTCCATCGGGTTCACCCAACAGATCAGGGCTCGTGGGAAGACGGTTTACCCCGGATGGGGTTTTGCCGAGCGTGACACACTCCAAGTGAACCCAGGGTTGTCTTCCGTGCGTCAAGTGTCGACGCGTTTCCCCAAGTTCAATTCGCCAGTGAGGGGAAACCCGGTCTTCAAGGTCACGTACACGACCTATCAAGCGCAGTGCAGGCGGTGCCAAGGTTTTGGTATCGAGAACGACTGGCGCATCGGGCCCGGTGGTGAACCCTCAAGTGTCGTCAACGAGGATCTGCTCAACCAGGATGTGCTCAAGGTGTTGAGCACCATCAAGGGTTCCAACCCGTTCCACAAGGAGTATGGCACTCTCCTGCTGACTCGCATCGGGAACAAGGCCATCGGCGGCACGGCTTCTGCTGTCAACGAGGATGTCATCACGGCACTCGCGGTGTTCCAACGGCTCCAGACGTTCGCCGGGAAATACCAAGAGATCACACCGCGTCAGCGTCTTGCCTCCGTCATCTCCATCAACACTACGCCCTCCGAGTTCGATCCGACGGTCTTCGAGGTGACTATCATCGCCGCCAACTCGGCCAATGTGCCCGTGGTGATCACGACCGTCTACGCAGCTCCTGGCACCGCGGCACTCGCCGGCTCCAACGGCCTCTCCCTCGGCCTTGAGGGACTCGGTCTCGATCCTTCCACACGTGCTCTACCAGGGATTGCGCCTAACTGAGGTCAACGCATGGTAGCCACTCCCAAAGTCATCGGTCCCGACGGCGTCGCTCGCGAGACGACCATCTTCTCGACGACCATCTCCTCCCGATTCTTTCAAGGGACGATGGCCTCCGACACGGTGGACATGCAGATCAGCATCCGGGGGAACGCGTTCACCTCGGATCCCGACCTCATCGTTTTCGAGGGGACCACGTTCCGATTCCCCAACCCGGTGGCCTTCCCCGACGGGCTTGAGCTCGCAGCGGGGAACAACATCATCGAGGTGCGCAGCATCTCATTTTCCGGCGCTGTCTCAGCATCTGCCCGTGTCGAGGCCACCCTTGTTCAAGAAGCGGACATCGGACTCATCGGGACGCCGCCGAGCAACATCAGTGTCGAACAGCTCGACGACTCCGTCGAGATCCGTGCGGAGCGTGTGAATGACGCGACCTTCCGCGGCATCAATTTCTACGCATCGCGTTTCCAAGGGGGAGGAGCCACGGGCTACCAGAGGATCAACGTCGAGACGGTCACAGACTTCGAGACCGTTCAGGAGACCTTGAACATCGGGTCTCTTCAGACGGACAATACAGTCGCCACCAACCCAGATGGGACTCCAGCGGCTGACCCTCTCTACGTCCAGATCAAGCAGACGCAAACGCGCACGAATGAGGCCGTCGAGAATCTTGAAGATGCCAGTCTCACCCCGGAGACGGCTGCTGCCATCACTTTCCAGGAGCAGCAGAATCTCATCAAAACGGACTTCGTTGAGATTCTTGAGGTACCAGAGACGACCACCGTCCTGCGGACAACCTTGTCCGTGGATTCCGTGGTCTCGCGGGCGTTCTTCATCTTTGACCACAACCGGCAGTTTGGACCCGCTAACGTTCCCGCCACGGTTCCCATCGGCGAGTTCTCGAGCGCCCCGATCACCGAATCGCTCTACTACGTGACGACCGCGGTGTTCTTCGACTCCGCCCGTCAGGTCGAGATCGAGTCTGCCTTCTCGGCCGAGGTGGTTGGTCGTCCTGTACTCATCCAGCGCAACGTCGGAACCTTTCCCGCTCCGTCACGCCTTGGCATTGTCCAAACGACGATCGACGCGATCACCCGCACCACGCCACAGGTGGCCGTGCAACCTGGAGCTGTCATCCGCGATACGGTGGTGGACCCCGTGTCGAACGAGGTCACGAGGTTGCGGTTGTTGGTTGACTTCCTCTACCGCATCCAGTCCTTCGACACGCTGCTCCAGATCGACGGTGTCCAGTCCAACGGGACCTCCACCCCCGTCGCTCGTTCTCCGTACAAGCAGGCGCTTGGACGCGTGTTCGAAACTCAGAACCCGACCGACGTGCAGACCATCATCGACACGGCGTTTGAGCAGCAGGCGTCACGCAATGGCGTCTTCCGGCTCGCGGGGGTTCGTGCGCGCGGCTTCGTGATCTTCTTCCGTAGGGCGCGTCCTACGTCGACGGTCTTCATCCCGCTCGGCACCATCGTGGCCAGTGGCGGCGTCCAGTTCGCTACAACTACGGATGCATCAATCCCCATCAACAACGTGGGTGCCTTCTTCAACCCCAGTACCGGCTTCTACCAGATTCTTGTGCCTGTCGAAGCACAGCAGCCGGGAACGGCCAGTAACCTCGGTGCGGGACAAATTCGCACGATCGTCACAAGCATTTCAGGGCTGTCCGTCACAAACCCCAACGCGACTTTCGGGGGACGCAACCAGGAGAATAACCTCGGGTTGTCCGTCCGAGCGCGTCGTGCCCTTGCATCTGTGGATAGTGGCACGGAGGAAGGAACACTTCAGGTCGCCGCCAACGTGGCGGGCGTTTTGGATGTGAGGGTGGTGGCGGCTGGTGACTCTCTCATGCAGCGAGACTTCGACCCCGACTACGACAAGCATGTCGGAGGAAAAGTCGATGTGTGGGCTCGAGGTGAGTCCCTCGGTAATGTCACCGACACCTTCGCCTTCACCTTCGAGGTAGCAACCGACGTTCAGTTCCAAGTTCTCGGCAACCCTCTCGCGCTCCAGTTCCGTGCCCTTGACGACAATCTGTCCCCGACGAACCCGATCGCGCAAATGCTCGACGACCAAACGATCGGTCTGGGTTTCCGCAACGCCTCGACTGGTGCTTTCTTCGACTTGACGAACGTCCAGGTTCTGGACTACCGGACGATCCAACTTTCCAGTGATGTCGTCCAACCGACGGTCTCGTTCGGCAACATCCTGCTTGGTGATTACAGGTACGTGACGAGCACGAGGTTCACCTTCACTCGCCAACCTGTGAACTCTGTGGTTTCCGTGACCGGACAGCTCTCTGGTGAACTCTCCACGGATAACTATTTGTTCGTGATGCCTGATGACCCGTTGATCAAAGGACGCTCTACCAAGGCGCAATCCTACCTTGAGATTGTGCAGGTCAACGGCGTTCCGAGTGGTGATCTCATCCCCATCACGAGCGAGCAGCACATCATGCTCGGCGAGTTCGATGAATTCCTCGACAACCTCGGAACCAACGTCCTGACCGTTGCTGTCTACAACTCGGGCCGCACCGTCTTGTACCGCGGTCCTGAGGATCCAAGTGGTATCTCCGATTACGTGATCGATCAGGGCACGCAGACGACTCCCGTGGCGATCAGGCGCACGCCCAGCAGCCAGATCCTCAGTGGAGAGACCGTCCTCGTTGACTACCAACACGTGGAAAACTTCACGGTTGAGTATCAGACCAACTTCGTCATCCCCACTCTTCAAGAAGCGCTAGACCTCAGGAAGCACCTCACGGCCGACGTGTTGGGGAAGGCTGCAGTCCCAGTTCCTGTAGATGTGACGGCAACTATTGTGACGGACTCCGGCACACGTGCCTCTTCCGTGGATACCAACGTGCGCACGAACATCACAACTTTCCTACGTGCCCTTCCCATGGGGGGTGCCGTGCGTCAGTCTGACATCGCCGCGGTCATTGACAACACACGCGGGGTTTCTTACGTAGAACTTCCGTTCAGGAAGCTGACTCGCTCTGCTGGGAGTTTGGTGGTACGGGAGACGGTTCCTTCCGCGGCCGGAGACGTGTCGGTCATCCTTGGCAGCACGTACATTCCGTATTCGACCGAGACGGTCAAGACATGGCTATTCGAGAACCCGCTGGACAACCCCACCACGCAGGGTGGAGGGGATGGCACACAGTTCACGGGCGTCTTCAAAGATGACGCGACCCTGACACTGCAGCTAACCGACCCACAGGCGCTCAAGGACGGCGCAGATCGTGCGTTCATCATCGGCAATGAAGGGCTATCGATCCCGGGCTACAGCGACGACGCGACGATCCAGACACAGTTTCCAGCCGCGAACACTGCGGCCGAGATTGAGAAGATTCGTCGCGACTTGACTGGGAATCGTCTCCTCGTGTCGCTCGCCGCCGCCGACAGGCCCGAGCTCCACACCTTTACGGCGACGTACACGGTCGCATTCGTTGAGCAACGCACGCAGGATCTCGAGGCTGGTCCCATCGAGTTCTTCGGGGCGGGGAATCTGATCTTCACGTTCACGGAGGACCTGCGCGGTGTCTAACGAGAAGAAACCGCCGGTCATCCCAAAGGACCCCTATCTCCCTTTCACACGGGACCAGAACCCTGCCCCGGTCCCCCTGTTGGGGCAGCAGGGTGTCAGGACGCTGCGGGATCTCACTGACGCGATCCTCCGCACATTCCAGCAGGTACTCCCGTCCAACTATATCGCCGAGATCCCCGGCCCCTACTACGTCCTCCAGTATCAAGCCATCGCCGAGCAACTCGCCCGCATCCAACTAGAACTCAACGACGTGGGGCTTGAGTCGGACGTCGACTTCGCGCGCCCTGAGTTCCTCTGGCAGATGATTGGTACGCTCGTTTTCCCGGACACGTCGAAGACGCCGCGCGGCATCCCCGAGGTCGATGGAGACCTGACCTACCGTGAGTTCCTCCGACGCATGATTCTGTTGCTCTTGCAGGGGGCGACGGAGGATGTGGTCCAGCAGGGGCTTGAGTTGTTGACCGAGGCTGTTGTGCAGGTGTTGGCCAAGGTCGACTACAGCGACAGGCCAATCTCGGCGTGGGGCTTCGGTGATCAGAATGAGTTCGAGGTTAACGTTCTGTGCGTCACCGTTTTCACGGATCCCACGACGGGTGAGCTGATCGAAGGGGCTCTCGGCACCGGATTCCCCGTCGACCCGTTCCGCGTCTTCCGCAACAACCAGCGCATCCTCCGGGCGCTCAAGCCAGCGAAGGCGCTTTACGAGTACCGGCATCTCTTCCTCGACTCCTTCGGCGAGTTGTTCACGGCGCAACCGATCATCGAGCTCGACCCTTGGTACTACGAGGACTTCCGCAAGTTCTGCTGCGGCATGAAGGAGATCACTGGCGATGGTGGAGACACACTCGCTGGCCGCATGCTGTTCTCCGACGTGAACCGCGACTTCAGATCGGTGCCGTATGGCGCCACGCTCGAGGTGCTCGACGGTCCCAACACGAAGCCGACAAGTGGTGGCTTGGACACTACTACCCTGGGTCGTTACCGCGTCGTTGGCGTGCGGCGGTTGATCTCGGGGGTCGACGTGGATGCGCAGGGGAATCCGATCGCGCGGTCCTACATCACGAGCCCCACAGGTCTCACAGGGGCTGCCACCGTCACTGGCGATGGTGACGTGACGGACGCGGTGCAGGATTTTTCCGATGCCGTGGAAGGTGAAACTCTGATCTTCACGGAGGGTCCGAACGCGGGCAGCT